TGAAGTTCCACGAGCTGCAAGGAATCGCCGTTGTTGTAATTCGTCCCGCTCGGGACCATCGTCTGTCCAGTCATCATTGGCTCCTGTTCAGCCTTTGGTGATGAGGAGCGCGCCCGGGATGTGCAGTCCCAGACGCGCCCCGTTCGAACCGGCGGACGGGGTGAAGTCGCCAAACTCACGACCCCGTTCGCCGGTACCCTGCATCCCGCAGGGATTCTGTTTCATACCCCTCCCTCAATTCTCTCTGCCGCAGAGAAGCATTCACTGCCTCTTCGATCTCAGGGACCCACCTTCCGACCACCGGCCGGAGCGCTGAACGCAGTTGCTCATCGAATTCGTCTGCCGAGTAGATCTCACGCGTCGCCTCGGGTGCCGGGTCCTCCCAGAGCCAGACTTCACCATCCATCCTCCAATGGACCCGGCGGAGGAGCCGCGCGCCCATTGCCGACACTACGTAGAGGCCATCGCCCTTCAGCATCCCGGCAGGACCGAGGAGGAAGGTCGTTCCAGGCCTGATCTCAGGCCACCCCAAGCCCAAGTCCGCGACCCAGAAGTCTTCGAATGTCCGCCGCGGAGGTAGCGGCGTTAACGCTGTGCTCATCGGATTGCGCTCCTGTCACCGTCTCTGTATAGTGACAGTGTACCAACGTTTAGACAGGTACACAATCCCTATTCAGCGACAGGAACACAATTGATGGTGACAGGGGCACAAATTCGTATGGCGCGCGCCGGACTCCGGCTGAGCGTTCGCGACCTTGCAGCTTTGGCGAAGGTATCCCCGAACACCGTCACCCGAGTCGAAGGCGGCGGTGCCGCCAACTCGAGCACCCTCGCCGCCCTCCGACGCGCCCTTGAGGATGCTGGAGTGGAGTTCGATGGTGAGAACGGCGTCAGGCTCAAGGACTAGCCCCAAACGAAAAAGGCGGCCCGAAGACCGCCCCTCTCGAAGCCGTATGGCGCCGGCCTTACGACCTTCCGAGCTTTTTCCTGACCTTCTGCAGGCGCTCTGCCAGCTTCGCCGGACCAACCCCAGGCGCCTTGGTCTGGCGGGCGTACCGCTCCAGCACCTCAAGCTCCTGCATGGTCTTGCCCTGCTTCGCGTAAACGATTGCCAGCTGCTCGTAGTACCAAGGCGCCACGCCCCACCCTGCGGCGCGTGACTGTCGTTCCTGCTCCTCGATCTCAGCTTTCAGCAGCTGCTCGGCCTCGTACATGCGTCCGGCACGCTTCGCGGCCTTCACCGCCTCGACAACATTGCCCAGGCGCTGCGATTCCATCGTCATTGCATCCTCCCGTTTTCCGAGAGGATGACACAGGCGCCGATCCGGATGAAGAGAAAGGGGCAGACGGAGCCGGCCTATCCCAACCTGAGCAAACTCAGGAAAGCATGCTCCAGATGCTCCCGTGATCGCTTTCGGAGAGCTCATAGCTGCGAAGCTCGAAGCTGGGCTCCACGGTATAGACGGTCCTGCCGCAGGTGATCGCGGTTACAACCGAGTAGCCTGCCCGCTCAAGAACAGTCTTGGTTGCGAGCAGCGTCCGGCCGCTTGTCACGATGTCGTCTATCAGCACCACCCTTTCCCCATCGTGGTGCGGGGGCCGGGCGACGGCCATATTGTCTTCCAGAAGACGCCTGCTTCGCGGACCACCCTGAGAAGCCCGCTCAAGCTCCTGCGTGAACCGCACGAGCCCTTCAATCGGGATCGCCGTTTTCCCGGCCAAGGATTGGGCCGTCATCTCGAGGGAACGGAAACGATCCTCGCTCCAAGAGTCCTTGGACGGCGCCGGCACAAACACGTCGGCCCTCATATCCTCGTTCTTGTGCAACACCATTATCAAGCGCCCGAAGACATCGCGGGCGACGTGGACGTTCTTTGAATCGATACGCAGATCGGTTTTCCCTCGAAGAACCACGTACCCGTTTATGGTCTGCGACTTCACGGCAATGCAGAACTTGTACGCATCCCACTGTGATTGCGTGGGCGGCGCGTCCTTATGCGCACTCGCCGGGTAATAGGCGCAGATGTAGTGAACCGTGAGCGACATCGGCTCAGGCCGCTACGCGGGCCAGAACGTCCTCCGGGTCCGACAGGACCACCACTCGATCATTCCCCAGGAACTTCTGGGGCCAGGTTAGAGACGGATCCTCGACCACCGAGCGCATGATGAACAACCACCGGCCAAGGCGGACGCACTCCGCCGCCTGGTGCAGGCTACCAGAGCTGTCAGAGGCCTCGACAATGATCGACCCATCGGTAACAGCAGCCATCAAGCGGTTCCGCTTTGGGAAGTCGCTCGGATAGGTCCGGTGCCCTGTAGGGAACTGCGAAACCAGGAGCTGCTCCCGCCAGATCGTTTCCTGCAGGTGGGCATTCTCCGCCGGGTAGCACCTGTCAATCGGCGTCCCGATCACCGCGGCCGTCCGGCCACCGTTTTCCAGAGCAGACTCATGAGCAGCCGTGTCGATACCGCGGGCAAGGCCGCTAACGACAGAGACCCCGGCATCCACCAGCACCCGGGCAATGCGCCGGGCCCGCTTGCGGCCAGCCTCGCTGACCTTGCGAGCGCCAATGACGCAGATGGCGGGGCTCTTCAGAACGCTCAGATCGCCCGCCCAGAACAGAGGCGGGTCCCTTTGCTCGGCGCGCGGGAACAAGCCCTTCTGCGCCTGCGGAATATCGCGCCCGATCGCTGCAAGAAACTCGCTGAAGAGGGTTTGGTTGACCGCATCAGGAGGCTCGTACTTCGGACGATAGCTCTTAAGCGGCTGCGCCATTGGATCGATGCATAGTGCCTGCATGTGATCTCCCCCCTTCGCGACACTATACGCAAATTCGGAGGCGTAACAACCCGTGACGCCGCAAAGCGTCCCCGAAGGCTCGACCCCGACCGCCCTCCTGACCTTGAGGCGAGCGCGCCTCACCCTCCCGAGAGGATCACCCGGTTGTCTTCAACCGCCGTCAGCGGCATCCCATCCGTGTCACCATTGGCCCATACGAGCCTTTGGTGATGAAGGGGCGCGCCTGGGATGCAGTCCCATATGCGCTCTCTTCGAGCCGGCGGGCGGGGTCCTGTTGTGGCGACGGTGCCCCTGCCCGCCGGCACCTGCTCCGCTCAGGGCAGTACCACCTCCAAGAAGGACCATCGGAAAAGGCCGCGCCATCTTTTCCAGTTGATCCGCAGATTTCGAGAATATTTACTTATGCCGTTCGCTCGCGGCATAGCCGCTGAGCCTCAAGACCACCCTCTGGGTGGCCAACCCCGCCAAGGTGATGACAAACCCGGCGGGGTTGTTCTTTTCTGACCCCGGACTCGACTCACCACAGGTTGTTATGGAATCCTCCCTGCATAACCATAAAGGGAGGCTACTTATGTTCGAAGATACCGCTATCGAAATCACCTGCCCGAACTGCGGCAAGAACGCGAAGGAGAAGATCGGCCGGCTCAAGCGCGACCCCCACTTCACCTGCTCCTGCGGGCAGACCTTCGATGCGAGCGAGTTTGTCCGGAGTCTTGGCGAAGTCGACAAGACCGTCGATGAATTCCGCCGGAACATCCAACGCCTCAACAAGAAGCGATAACTCCGATAAGGCTTCCTGAAAGCCGGCGGTCCGGATCGTGAGGACGACCGGGCCGCCCTTCTCTGCTTCTGACATTCTTCCTCCACTTGGCCTGGCGGTGTTAGCGCCGCCGGTTCCGCCCATAGGTCCCCGCCAACTTCCGTGCCTCCCGGCTGATGCCGGTAGACATGTTCTTGCCCAGTGTTTCCAGCGCCGCTTGGACGCTCGCATCCCATACTGGCGAGAACCATGGATGCGGTCTCATCTTGACCGTGCCGAACTCCAGAAAATGCGCCCAGAACGCTGAGCCCGTATGCACCACCACCTCAAACTCCGGTGGGTCCTTCTCCACCGTCGTCACACGGATGTTGTCTTTCAGCCGGCCATATTTCGGGTGCGGCTTCCCCTTGCCCTCCGGGGCACGAGCCTTCAACTCCCGCTGAATCGAGCGGGCGGACGCCCGGAGTGCCTGCAAGGCTACCTTGGAGCCGACCTCGGGCCCTAGCTCCTTCAAGAGCCGCTCCAGTTCCCTGGCTCCGTCAATGGTGAACCGCGCGTCCAATGCCACCCGCCTTCTTGTTTCTGGACCGGAAGAAGGCGCGGAGCTTCTGCTCCACCGCCTTGGCTCGTTGTGCCTCGTCCTGCTCCCGAACCTCGTCGTCCTCGTCTTCGCCCTCGGCATCGGCCTGGCCGAACTTCGGCATGAAGTCTTCTGGTGAAGCCGCCTTCGACTTCAGACCGCGGTGGACGTTGTAGAGGGTCGAGGCGACGATCCCGGCGCGCATGTCACCGCGTTCCTCCCCGAAAGGCTCAAGTGCGTAATAGGCCATCCACTCGGTCAACTCGCGCGAAGACATGCGGTGGAGGAGATCCCCCACCGTCATGCCAAGCGCCAAGGCTAGTCGGAAGACAAATCGCCGTCGGTGGTCTCGTCTGAGTTTCCCTCAAGCTCCTCCTGGTCTTCCTTAGTCATTCCGGAAAGGCGCGAGGCTACGTCATAGACACGCGAGAGGGCTTGCGCCGACTTCTTCGCCAGGGCCTTCACATCGCCGTCGTTGAAGATTCGGTTGCCTTCGGCATCCACCATCGTCAGGGCCGCCAGCTTGGCCCGCACATCCTCGCCCTTGAAGACCTGGCGGGCGTTCGGGCCCTTACCCTTGGTCTCGAAGAGGCTCGCCTCGAACTTGTCTCGCTCGGCAGCGGTCAGGCCGCGCACATAAACAGCGCCGCCCCACTCTTCCACGTCCACCAGTTCGCGCGGCAGGTCATCGGCCCGCAAGATGTCCTCACGGGATAGCAGCATGGGCTTCTTGGCCATATCAGGGATCTCCTTGGATTGTCAGGTGTCAGGGTAAAAGAGGTGGGCCGGGCGCGCCCTGACTCGCGAACCCGGCCCCATCCGGCCGGATGTTCGGTCAGGGACCAGCGGCGGCTTCCAGCACCTCGGAGTTGACTTCGATGGTGGCGGAAGCGCGGACCACGTTCTCGGCATTGCCGACCTGGGTGGTGAAGGCGGAAACCATGCCCCGGAAGTAGAAGGACGAGCCGTCCGACAGCTCCACCTGGAAGGCATAGTTGGCGTCGGCCTTGAGCGCAGCCTTCATCGCAATCTGCCCATCATCATCGGGATCGCGCCCGATGGTGAGCTGCATCGTGCCCGCGTCGAAGGTGGTCTTCAGCTTGCGCACGCGCCGGTCATTGAGGGCGGTGAAGGTGGTCGTGGCAGCGGTGTCACCGAACTCGCCAAGGTCTTCGACCTCACCCACCGCGGTGTAGGTCAGCGCCTCGTAGTCGGTGAGATCGCTCGCATCTTCATTGGCAGGGCCGATGTAGAGTTTGGCCCCGGCAGCAGTCTGGACAGCCATGGTATGGGCTCCCATTAAAAAAGCCCGCCGGCAGGGCCGGACGGGCGGTTGTGCGCTTGCCCAAGGCGCGGGATAGGGCGGAACCTGCCAGGGGCAGGGTTCAGTGTTCGATCAGGGCCTTGAGCGTGATGTAGCCGGCCCAGGTCACGCCATCCTCGTGGCGCTGCGTGTACCTGCGTGTCACGTAGACGCGGACCACGCGCCCGGTTGAGAGCGGCAGCTGCTTCTGGTGCAGGAGCGCATCGACCTGGGACAGAACATGCAGGACCTCGCGCTCGCCCGCGTTGGCGCTCCAGACACTCAGATAGACAAAGACCTCATCCCGGCGCCGCGCCAGAGGATCACTCGGCGCAATCTCCCGGTGGTCGAAGACCAGGTAGGGCTTTGCCGTCTTCTCCGGCACGCTACTGAATACTGGAAGCGCGCCCCCATCCACCTTGGTCAGTTGGCCGTTAAGCGCCGTGAAGAGCGCCTGCTGATAGGCCCAGGCAGGATCGCTCATGCCTCGGTCTCCGGCTCCATCACGCCCATCTCCGCGTCCAGTGTCATGAAGCTCTCTTTGCTCGACACGCGCGGCAGAAAGCGGATGTTCATGCGCGCGCCGTTCCACTCGATCCAGTCGGCTTCCGTCATGTCTGTGCGACGGCGGATGGTGACGCGGTAGAGCGCTGGGTTCTGGACTTGGCGGCTCTCCACCCTCTCGCGCCCGGAGATCGGGTTGACGCGCGCCCACACGGTAGCGACCTCCACCGGCCTCGGAGGCATCCAGCCGCCGCCACCGTCCGGCTCTCTCTCTCCCATGCGCATGATAGTGATGCGCTCGCGCAGATCGCCCACGTTCATGACAGCGACAGAGCCCGTAGCGGATAGAGGATGGAGGTGACGGGCGCCGGCAACTGTCCCTGCTTGAAATCCTCGCTCATCGGGTCGTCGTAAAAGTAGAGCACCAGATGCGCGACGGCCTTCTTCACCCGGTCGGGAACGTCACCCACCGCGTCCGTCTCCGGGTCGTACCAAGTGACGGGCCGGTTGATGTATCCCAGCACGATCTCAGAGGCAGCGCGGGCGTGATGCTCGATGATGGCGTCTGCCTCGTCATGATCGACGCGCAACGCCTCCTTGGCCTCCTCCAGCGTGATGAGCGGCGTCATGACAGCCTCACCGGCCCCTCGGGAGCCATCTTGTAGATGCCGTCCTTGCCATCGCGGCCACGCTTCACCGCCAAGCGCCAATCCTTCGAGGTCTCCGGCCGCGCGCTCGTCTCCGTCTGCGCGATCCAGTAGGAGCCGCCAGCGGTCACGCCGTCGCCCGGCTGATAAGTGCGCTCTTCCTTCCAGGTGCCGCGATCCAGAACCACCGGAAGCGTGACTTCCTTGCGGACCTCGCGTTCGCCCCTGGTAAGAACGAAGGCGAAAGAGCGCTCGCCATCGTGCTCCACGGTCATGTCATCGAAGCCGAGGCCGTCTGCACCGCGCACCTTGCCGACATTAAACGTCTCGCCGGTCGTCAGCTTGACGATCAGCTCCCCGTCATCGTTCTGCTTCACCTCGGCGATGCCGACGCCATCTTTGCCAGCGGGTCCGGGGATGGGCTCAGGAATCTCGATGGCCTCGACCGCCTGGCGCAGATCCTCGATGTCCTT